TGGCAGCAGCCTACGGCGTATCCGTCGCCACCGTCCGCAACTGGGATAACAAGCTTTCCTACTTCCGCACTCCCGGCAACCAGCGTCGGTACCGCCTTTCGGACAACCCCGAGTTGGCATCACTTCTAGCGACCCCCTCTGCTTCGGCTTTCAACGCCGGGGTGGAGGGGGTTTCTTTGTCTGCCGAATCCGGCACCCCCTAAATCTTGGTCGCCTCGAGACCACTTACCCGGTAGCGAGTAGATCCCACATAGCCAACCTGACGACTACCAAAGCCAATGCGCAGGTTCGGCAACTACATAGAGACAGATACGGGCCTGAGTGGCTACGAACCCCTGGTGGTGTTGGGGCGGGAACTGGAAGAACTTTCGACTGTTGTGTTGCCGCATTTTTGGCAACAACCTCGACGCGGGGTTAGGCGTTTAGCTCGGGTAGTCGCCGGGAACCAAGGCCACAGGGTAAGTGGTGGGTCGTGCGTGCCGCTTTGGGCGGTCAGCTCTCAAGGAGCGGCGCGATCTCGGAGGACACCGTGAACTCAACACAGATTGCCAAACTGCGCGAACGCCTGACGGCAGCGAATGAAAAGCTGACCTACCTGCAAACTCGGCAGGAACGCCTAGACGAACGAGCCATGAACGTTACGCCCGGTCGCCTCGCGGATGGCACATACGACAGTGCGGTGCTTTCGGGAACAATGCGGAAGCCGAACCCAAAGAAGTCGGCGGCACGATACCGCACCTACGACCTAGCAGCCTCAGCGCAGCGGGAGTTGATGGATCAGGAACGACTCGTGGCGCGGCTGACAAAGCAACTCGCTCATGACGTTGCCGAAGCTGAACGCCCCCGGCTGACCCGCGCTGACATTCTCGGCGCTGTGTTCGTGAGAACCGCTTACGGGTGGCACAAGGTCGTTCGGGTGAACGCAACAACGGTCAGTGTCGCCACCGGTTACTCGTGGGTAGATCGGCACCCTTTCGACAGCATCATCGACACCCGCCGCTGATTTCGGCATCCCTTCTTCCCCCTTCATAGAGAGGAAACACCATGACAACCGTGCTCGACGTAGAGCTAGACCTTTACCCCACCGTCTCGTTCCCGTTGACGGGGGCACAGTCGGTAATCCTGGCCTTGTTTCGGCAACGCGGGAACTTCACCGACTCCGAACTGAACGATCACTACGCCGCCAATTGGGAGTTTCAGGGGTGGCCGCAAATGCGGTACGAAACCCCGAGGCGACGCAGATCCGATCTAACCAACCTTGGGCTGATCGTGGCCGACGAGGGAGAGAAGCGTCGTAACCGGTTCAACGGTCTCGAACAAGTGTGGAAGGTGTCTCATGTCTGAGTCGCGTGTCTCAAAAATGGAACGTCGTATGCGTACCGCACGTATCACCCGCCGTGAGGCGGCAACCACCTGCCTTGCTGTGTTTGGTGGTTTGTTGCTTGCTGGGTTGAACAGTGGGGTGTGGAACCGATGACTGACCGTGCAGCGTGGATTGCCGGACACGAACTTGGATGGCACGAGCGGCCCGAGACGGCATGCCCTATCTGCACGGCAAGGATGATCCCGCTGTGAACACCCGTACAGGTAACCCGCCCCAGTTCGGCCCCCTAATGAAAACCCACATCCGAATGACTAGAGCAGCAATGTTCGCGTTGTCCGTTCTGGTTGCCGCCCTCGCAGGTGTCGCGGTCACGGTGGGTTCGGCAATCATCGTCTCTCTGATAGAAAGCAACCCACTATGACCGACTGGTTCTCTACGGTGGCCGAAATTGTGGCACCACCCACCCCAGCAGAAGCCAAAGCCCTGGCCGACCTGATCGCAACGTTGACTGCCGAACCACGCACCATCCGTTGGGTAATCGAATGCGACGCAACGGTCGGGGATGAGGACGACTGGGAGCACACCGAACCGTGCGGGTTCGCGGGGGAAACAGATTTGGCAATCTGGGACGACACCCACGAAGCGATCTTCCACTGTCCCCGTTGTGGTGGTGAGGGGTCTGTTCGTTACGACAGTGTGCCGGAATCATCAGGTTCAGGGAGCGAGCAATGATCTACCTGAGTCAGCACACACATGTTTGGAACCTGACAGGCGGTGTCATTCATGGGTGCCGGATTTATTCGTGCGGGGTGTGCGGTGATCGCGCGTACTTCTTGCAAGGCGACGACCCGGCATCAGGTTCAGGGAACGAGTCGTGAGCCTTCCATATTCGGCACAGCAGCTAGTCGATTCGGCGCTCAAAGCGCACAACGAGGGCAATGAGGCTGCCGCGCAGGGAATCCTCACGCTGCTGGCGCTCCACTACCCGGACGAGCTTGCGACCCTGATGTTCGCGCTTGAGCTTCGTGCATTGCCGTCCGTCCCAGAATCGAGGGGTTCAAGCACATGAGGTCGGCAACCGTCTATCTGTTATCCCTCATAGCCCTACTCGGCATCCTGTTAGGTGCTGTTGCCGGGTTTAGTTGGTTGGCGGAACAACTCACATGATCGACCCGTCACGGTTCCTTGCCGAATCCACCGACCGCACCGCATGGATGGCACACCGGGCGCGGGGGGTCACTGCAACGGAAGTGGCGAAAGCATCCACGCCGGCAGGGTTCCTCCAAGCACAACGGGAACACGGCACCCTGACTGAGATTGCCGCGAACGAGTACATGCAGTTCGGCACCGACAACGAACCGTGGCTGTCCTTCTGGGTGAAACGTGAAACGGGAATCATGCCGAACCGGTGGCTCATTGCCGCCAGATCAAACCCGCTGCATATGGCAACCCCTGACGGGTTATCCCTGGATCACACCCGAATCTCTGAAATCAAAACCGGTGGCACGGAAATCAACCAGCCGCCGTTGCAGCACATCCGTCAGATGGGGTGGCAATTCCACACCACCGACGCGGAGGAAGGCATCTACGCGTTCATGCTCCGCAAGGAAGTGAACGGGGTCATGGTGCCCGCATGGATGGAACCCCGAATGTGGGTGATCCGCCGTGACAACAATCTGATTGCCGAACTCGTGGAGACGGCAGACCGACTACTTGAAGGAACCCCTGATGGCTCGAGGAACGTTTACATCTGAGCAGATAACCCAACTGCTGAAGCCGATCAAACCGCAACGTGTGCTGGCCGTACAGGGCCATTCGCATGTGTCTCAGCAGGACATCACCGCCCATCTGATTCGCATGTTCGGGTTCGGCAACTTCGACATCGACGTGCTGGATGCAGCATTGGTGTTTGAGGATCAACGAGCGAACGACAAGGGCGAGCTGATCAACAAATGGGATGTCTGCTACCGGGCAATGGTGCGTCTAACCGTGCGCGACCCTGACGGCAATCTAGTCGCCCACTATGAGAACGGTTCCACCGCGACAGCACAGAACCAGTCCCGAGGTGACGGTCATGACCTTGCCTATAAGTCGGCAATCAGTCTGTCAGTGAAGCGTGCCGCCATTGCGTTAGGTGACCAGTTCGGGTTGTCCCTCTACAACAAGGGACAGGTCGCGCCGCTGGTCATTGCAACTCTGGTCGGTGGCCCCACCGTTGAGGATGTCCAGTCGGATGTCCCTCAGCAGGTTTCACTTGGCAATGATGAAACCGAACCTGACCCGGTGAAAGCCCCGGCAGGGTGGCAGAAGCGTGTCGATTCGGCAACCGATAAAGCGGCACTGTCTGAGATCCATGCTGAGGCGGCAACCGAAGGGTGGGCTTCCCCTGAGTTGATGGCTGCGATTACGAGGCGGGCGGGTGAGCTGTGACGGTTCCCCGCCTACTTGTAGTAGCAGCCGAGGGGGTTGCCGATCCGGTATTGGTTGAGGCCACCGTCCAGCATGCCTATTTGACGTTGCGCCAGGAGTCCGGCAGCACACCGATTCTTGTGACGATGCACCGCACTGATGCTGAGGCGGTCGCCGAAACGTGGTGGAAAGCACGCGGGATGTTGGTCGATTACCCGAAGCCGTTCAAAGACAAGTACCTGCATGTCAACTCTCTGCTCTCCGATGTGCCCGATTTGGTTCTCGTTTTCGGCAGCGACAAGTTGACGGAAC